CATTCAGAAACAACAAGAAGGAGATATTTTATAATCTTAAGGAGAACAAGAAGAAGTTGATGACTATACCATTCGGAGAGGATCCGTTGTATACATTATCATCCTACCTTCAGTCTAATGATGGACTTGAGCTATTCAAGTTCCTGGATGAAAAGATATCTGAGAATTAGTATATTTGTGGTATTATTAACCCATTAAATTTTTTAACAATGGCAAAATTTTTAAAAGTACCCGTTACGGGTAAACCCGACATGCTAATGTCGGCCGATAATGTAGCTCACATTTATAGTGCTTCCGCTACATCAACATCCACAAGAATAGATTATATTGATGGAACAACAACTACTATTACACATGGTGCACAAGTAGATTACAATCTTAGAGACGCTCTATCAGATTCTATGGTGGATTGTCAATCAGAAGGTTGGACAAAAGTTACATTTGATGTTTCAATGCCTAGCGGTGTTGCTATATCAGCAATTACTCACGCATAAAAAATAAAGACATGGAAAAGTTTATAAAGTTAGATGTAACCGCAGAAGGTACACAGACATTAAGTCTATCAAATGTAAAATTAATTGTATTCGATGGTAGTGGAGTAGACACTGAGATTTATTATCTCGGAGGAGCTAAAGCTACATTGGATCATGCGGCAGACTTAGGAGAGACAGTAAGAGAAGCATTGCAAAATGCTATGGTTGATTTGAATGAAAAAAACTGGAGATCAGTTAGAAGTGATTTTACTTCGCCTTTAGCTATAGCAAGCATTGCGGTATCTTAGGTTTTTATTTTGAGTTATTACAAGAAGGCACTTTTTAATCGAAGTGCCTTTTTTTATTTATCTTTGTTAAAACTAGATAGATGATCAATCAAGTAAGAAACACTGTACTGTCTATAATCAGCAAGGAGAACAGGGGATACATAACCCCGTTTGAATTCAACCTGTTTGCAAAGCAGGCACAGCTTGAGATATTTGAGCAGTACATATACTCGTACAGCACATCGATAGTCAAGCAGAACGCAAGGCTACACGGCGAGGGTTACTCAGACATACCCAGGAAGATATCAGAAGTTATAGATACGTTTTATAAGGTAGCTGCCCTAGCACACACAGGTGCAGAGTTTACGCCACCAACGGACTATTACTTCATCAACAAGCTTATATACAACAACTCGGTAGAGGTTGAAAAGGTTAGCCACAATAAGATACTTAATCTTATATCATCAAACCTAACCACACCTACGGTGGCGTATCCAGTATACACAATTAACGAAACGGGATTTATTGTATATCCTAACACTATAACGTCTAACATGACAATAGGATACATAAGGTATCCTGTCGATCCCAAGTGGACATACATAGCAACCAGTCTAACAGATTCAGATCCGTTGTTTTTCCCGTCGGCTTCAGACTATCAAGACTTCGAGTTACCTAAGAGTGACTTCGTAAACCTTGTATTAAAAATATTACAATACTCTGGAGTATCGATCAGAGAGGCTGAGATCGTTCAGGCTGCTAAATCTGAAGAACTTCAAGACGCACAACAAAAACAATAGACATGGCATACATCACTAACTATCAGTACTACACCAACGGAGGAGTGATACCCACAGATTCAAACTGGGGTGAGTATCAGTATGTATCTCTAGATGATATTATAAAGAACTTCATGTTGATGTATGTCGGCAATGACAAGCTCGTAAATAACGTGGATCGTTATGCGATACTATTCCACGCAAAGAGAGCGATACAGGAATTAAACTATGACGCACTTAGGAATATAAAGGTGATAGAGCAGGAGATGGGCGATCAGCTCAAGATGGTTATGCCACCTGACTACATCAACTATGTTCGTATATCTGTACTCAGCGGGAATGTATTGTTCCCATTGACTGAGAACAGACAGCCTATATCTGCAACTGGATATCTTCAGGACAATAACCTAGATATTCTTTTTGACGCAGCGGGAGAGATAGTTACAGGAGACTCAAGGGTTGACATACTCAGGCAGGAGAAGACCCTGTACATGGGTGGTGGCGTCTATAACGGATGTCACGGATACAACTACGAGGGAGACTGGTACTTCGGTTACAGGATGGGAGGCAGGTATGGCATGGATACGGCAGAGGCTAACACCAACCCAAGGTTTTCCATAAACAAGGCCGCTGGTGTGATCGACTTCTCCTCAGGTATAGAGAACAAGCACATCGTGCTGGAGTACGTATCTGACGGTATGGAGAACGGTGACGACAGTAAGATAACCATCAACAAGATGGCAGAGGAATACATATACAACTACATCAAGTGGGCCCTACTGAACAACAAGACAGGTGTCCAGGAGTATATCATAAACAGGGCTAGAAAAGAGAAGACAGCGACGCTTAGAAACGCAAAGATTAGATTAAGTAACCTACACCCATCGAGACTACTAATGAGCTTGAGAGGTAGGGACAAATGGATTAAATAAGTATGGAGCTAAAGAAGACATTCCTAGCAGGAAAGATGAACAAAGATCTTGACCAAAGACTCCTGTCTGGTGGTCAGTACTCTGATGCATTGAATATAACTATAGACACATCTGAGGGGTCTAACATCGGATCTGTTTCAAACTCACTAGGGAACACCCTAAAGGGAAATATAACAACGATATTAAACTCATACACTCCAGCGATAGGATCCACAAACGCTAGGACTATAGGTGCGATAGAGTACGAGGCATTGAACCTGATATACTGGTTCGTAGCTGCAGATGAGTACGACGCAATATTTGAGTACAACGAGATAGACGACACCATAGCACAGGTCCTTATATGCACAAAGACTGGTGGCAATCCAAGTACACTTAACTTCAACCAGGAGTACCTGATCACTGGGGTTAATTATCTACCTGGGCACAAGGATGACGGTGCACTACTATTTTGGACGGACAACTACAACCCACCCAGAAAGATAAACATAGCGAGGGCTAAACAGTACTCCGTAAACGACAGCAGGATCGATATAGATATAGATGTGATACTCAGGCCGCCATTAAAGTCGCCTGTGATATATCCTTCGAATGCAGATGACGTACTATCAAACAGTATGGAGGAGAGGTTTCTTTACTTCTCATACAGGTACAAGTACGTAGACAACGAGTACAGCTCGATGTCACCATTTTCAGGTGTTGCATTTAAACCTGGGGACTACGCCATTGATTTTCAAGCTGGTATAAACAAGGCGATGGTTAACACATACAATCAATGTAGGATTGTATTTGAGACTGGTAATCAGTTCGTTGAAGAGATCCAGCTACTTGCGTATGACACAAGGAGTTTGAATGTTAAGGTAATAAAGTCTATAAACAAGGATGAGCTTAATCTACAGAATGATAGTGTATCTCAGTACGTCTTTAACAACAATAAGATATACGCACCACTACCATCCGATCAGGTTACTAGGCTGTTTGACAATGTACCTCTCCTGGCTAAATCTCAAGAGATAATAGGGAACAGGCTTCTGTATGGGAACTACACACAGTTTAGAAACATCGTAGACACAAATGATAACGGTATAGATATAGATTTCACCGTTAACTATGTATCTAAGTCGACAAACGAAACGAAGCCAATTCAGACATTCAGAACGGACAGGGATTACGAGATTGGAATTCTATATGGTGATGATTATGGAAGGATGACAACCGCCCTGATAAGTCAAAATAACTCCGTATACATACCCCCCAGCGTGTCTGACAAGGGTAACAGTTTAAGGGTTGATATAAAGAACACCCCTCCTAACTGGGCCACTAACTACAGGTTGGTTGTAAAGCAAGGAAAGAAGACCTACTATAATCTATTCCCGATATGGTTTTACTCAGACGGGGCATACAGATATTTTAGGATAAACGAGTCGGATAGGGATAAATTTTCTGTGGGTGACTATGTGATATTTAAGGCTGACGGGAATGGACCCACATACTCTAACGAGAAGTATAAGATACTAGAGTTTGAATTAAAGCCTTCTGGATTCTTGGAAGACGAGGAGACAGCAGGTCTTTACTTCAAGATCAAGGTAGATAACACATCTCAGTTTAATGAAGACAGCCTTCCTAGTTTTGGATGGAACGGATCAAATACTAATGCCATACAAGGTGTTTTAGGTTTGTTTTTTGAAAGATTTGTAAAGCCACCTATAGAAGGTGAATTCTCTATACGTGGAGATAAGACATACTTCTATGGTTTAGGCACTCAAGGAGCTGGACAGGGAGATCAGAACTCATTAACGACAAACCTGCTGCCATTAAATGTTGATGAGAACATTACAAATGCAGGACTGCATTTACGTCACGACAAGCGTTACACGATAGAGATACAAGACATTGATCCCGTAAAATATAGGTACACCGATTCATTGGACCTGAGCTACTGGTTGGCTCAAGACATAGCTATATCTACAGAGACCATCGTTTACTGGAACGACTATCAAGAACCTGCTGTTGAATTATTTAAAATTAATTTTGATCCAAACGCTGCATACTACAAGAGGGATCAATGGAAAATAAATTTAAGGGCTCAAGAAGATAAATTCCCTAAGGCTTATCCTATATTTACTACTAACGCCATGCCTAACCCTACCAACTACAACGTATTGCCTCCTGCTGACATAAACGCCATTAACGCTCAAGATGTGGGATCAGAACTACCTGGTTCAGGCGAAACGGGAGCTATATACGGAGGTTTTGCTGTGGTTAACGGGGGTGCTCAAATTTACGACTCTAACGGTTATGAAATAGACAGGCCTATAAGCAACGGTGATATAATTACCATAAAGATTAAGCAGGATAGTTTGAATACAGGGGGTGTCTATACCGATACTCAGGAGTTCTTTTCTCCAGGATATTATCCAAATATAGAGGAGTGGTTTATAGAGTCAGGTGCATACAAGCAGTACATACAGCACAATTCAGCTGGTGATGACGTGGGATCAGCGGGTATATGCTTCCGTAGAGGTAGATCAATTCCAATTAACACTGATTTATTTACAGGATATGCTGGGGGTTGGCCTGGTAACGTATATGACGATTATGAACCTACAAATCCTTTAATTAGTAGAAACTACCCTGTAAGGATGTTTATACCAGGGTATCCAGATATTCCTTCTAGGTTAAATGATAATGATGATAATACTATAGAGGTTGAGTTTAATCACCAACAGCCTGGTGTTATATCTTGCGAGACTGATCCCTTGGAGGAAGACACAGAGATATACCACGAGGTCACTGACTCTTACGACATAACCAATAACCTACACAAGGTTGGATGGGACTATGCAGACTTTACAGATGCAAGCACGGTTTTTCCTACATACAGCTGGATATCAGGACTAACAGTTCTAGGGCCTTTAGATCCAACAGACCCACAGCCTACCGATAAGCCTCACAACTTTTCAATGGGTCAGCAGGTGTATGTATCTGGATCAGCAAGTGTTCCTTCTACCCACTACAGCATTGCATACATACCTAACCAGTATTCGGTAGTCTTAAACTTTACATTTCCAGGTGCAGGTGCTGCAGAGCCTGGCACTATATTTAAGGAGTCATGGGAGCAAGATCAGGCCGCTAATAATAATGGTGCCATTATAGAGATAAATGACACGACAAGTAAGAACTCAGAATACAATGCATTTTCATTCGGTAACGGTGTTGAGTCTAACAGGATAAAGGATGACTTTAATGCCCCAGAGATGAAGTTTAGCCCACGGGTTACAAGTATTATAGAGGACTACGAGAACGAGCGTAAGGAGGCCTCATTGACATACAGTGGGGTGTTTAGGGGTGATACATCTATAAATAGATTGAACGAGTTTAATCTATCTCTTGCAAACTTTAAAGATCTCGATAGAGAGTTCGGTCCGATTGAAAAACTATACGCAAGGGATACCGATGTATTTGTCCTTCACCAGGATAAGATAAACAAGGTGCTGTATGGTAAGAACGTATTGTTCGATGCTGTAGGTGGTGGACAGGTTGCCTCTATACCTGAAGTTTTAGGAAACGAGATGCCATACCCTGTTGAGTATGGGATAAGCAACAACCCAGAGAGCTTTGCCACAAATGCTGGTAATATGTACTTCACAGACTCAAGGCGTGGTTGTGTTATAGGCATAGAGAGAAATGCTGTCAATGAGATATCGTCATTGGGTATGACCGATTACTTTAGGGATGAACTAAAGGACAGTCCTGAGAAACAGAAGGTGGGGGCATATGACCCTTATTCCAATAGGTATACCCTATCGACAAACAATACTAGACGGTCATCACCATGTGCATTAACACTTATACCGTCCACAACAACAGTATCTAATAATTCAGGAGGGTTGTCAATATTTATGTTTAACATATCTACAGCTCTGTCCTGGGCAATCACATTAGTTGACACAGGTTCGGGTACATCTTGGGTTAGTTTATCAAGCACGTCAGGATATGGAGCTCAAAATATTTACGCAAATGTTGCCAATAATTTCTCAGGTTCCACAAGAACTATTAACTTTGTTGTTACATACTGCAGCAGCGTGACACAGACATTTACACTCACTCAGTCTGTAGGACGACCTGTGACAGTTAAACCGATTGTAGTAAATAAACCTTATAAGAGATAATGAAATTAAAGCAGTCTTACGAATATACGGGAAGTAGTCAGTTTAACTATGACAATGTATTACTTAGCTCTAACGGTATAGCTCTATTCGATCAACTAACAGGTGTTGGTGGTATAGACTATATACCTTACGATGGCTCTACGGTTATAGTAAAGGCGGGGGATCCCTCTAATGAATACCTTAACTTTGAGCCAGGTATAAATAACAAGATATATTACCTAGTTACAGATCAGGAATACACCGAAGCAGACAGTGCGACAATAAAGTCTTTAGCTACAGCTATACCTGTCTACTTTAATGGCACGCAGTATCAAGGACAGTTTGTCTTTAACAACCCATCTAATTTTGAAAACCTATACCTGATGTGGGACTACGAGGATGGTATAGGTACAGGTACGGCCTCTTATAAAGGGATATCGGAGAATAGATCGCTTGCTTTAAATCTAGGTAGCGATATTGGCAGGGCTGGTATAACTCACCAGGTGGTTGATCAGCCTACAAGGTTTCAGATTGAGTGGAACGGTGCTATAATAGCTGACACAGGATACATTGGTTTAAATTCCCTTGCTAACTATAACGCACTCATAGCGGCAGGCATCAGCGACAGCGACATAAACTTAAAATCGCCATACGATGGATTGGTAAATACTGGTACAGGAGATCTTCTTTTTCATAAGTTCTCTAGTGTGGATGATGCTAGGGTTATAGTAAACTCCCCATTGGCAGGATCAGTATGGATCGTGAATAGGGTTATGCCTAGCTTAAAATCATTTTACATAGACACAACAAATGGTACAGAGGCAAACGTATGCACCCAGTGTCCTACAGCAAACTACTATCACAGCGGTACATCTTTGTTGCCTACAATAAATGACACTATATACAGGAACTCTACAGGGTCTCTTCCTTATGATGGAGGAGAGGCTCTTCATATGATAGACACAGCGATATGCACGGTGCCTAGTTCAGCGGGTAAGAGCTACGTAGGGGTTAGTTCTTCAGGTGTTGTTGGATCTATAGATCCATGCGATTGTCCTGAGTATACGGTTCCTTTCATATATCAGGAAGATATAACAATAAACTCCCTGGAAAATGTAAGCATACCACTTAGTGTGGTAAATAATCCAACGTCATTTACAGTAGTAACGACATGTCAGGGGTATGGGCTTACGGGAGGTCAAGAGTCAACCCTTTATACATACACCGACTGTAATTCAGAGGCTCAGACTATAACGGTAAGTGCATTGACATTTATAAGTGTATGTGCGACATCGACTCCAACCAAGGTAAGGGGGGACGGATCTGTAACAGCTGGTGGAGCGTGTAAGGATTCGGTATTTCCAGACTCACTAAATTTTAACAGAGAAAATGGATCTATATCTGGCGTGTCAAGCAAGGCATTGTCTTTTTCATTTACTGTGAATGCTACTAACTGTGCAGGTACGGGGCCTAATAAGACCATAAACGTAGACATAATATCACCTAATAACAGGAAGCCATTCCTTATAGATATAACAAACTTTAAGACTGAATCATCCCCAGCGTGCGGTGTGACGCCATCACTTACACGAATGTATTTCGATGGACCTAATCCTGTACCAACGCTTAGAGATAGGGTGTTTGATTTCACAGATCAAAATGGTTTCACTCCATTCACAGGTGGTGAGAAGTGGTACTACGTAGATAACTCTCAGGAGGTTATACAGATAGATGACAACGGTTTTGTATCTGACGTCTATGCATGTCCAGGTACAACAACCACTACGACTACAACGACGACGACTACCGTGCCAGCTGTTGGTAACTACTACACAGCCAAGGCGTGCTCAGATCCGTCTACCGTGGTGACCCTTTTGGACGCCACAGCTGTAGCTATAGTGGTTGGTAATGTCGTCAAGACAGCTGACGGAAACTGCTGGGAGATAACGGGTACGACCACAGGATCATACCCATATTACTTAATGGTAAACCCCGTCGTAATATATGCAGACTGCACGACTTGTACTGGAACAACTACAACCACAACAACTACAACAACTACTACAGCACCCGTCATCAGCTCATTCAGTATGGATTCATCTGCCCAAACAACAGATTTTGCTGCATGTTCACTTACGCCCTCCCTTTCGACATTCTACCACAACGGTAGTGGCTCAATTCCTGCCGTTAACGACTTCGTTTACACAGATGCCTTAGGGGCAAATTTATTTGACGGTGTATTCAAGTGGTACTATGTGGACGACGGAGGCACAGCGTACACGATAAACATTTCATCGACTGGTCAGGTACTATATGTAAGGGCCTGTGCGGGGGTGACGACAACGACTACAACGACGACGACAACCAAAACGTACTACACCTACAAAAACTGTAGTGATGGTATTATAGCTGGTAAGTTGTATTTCTTTGGACCGAAGGTCCTTGCAGGAGATACTGCTGTAAAGGCTTCAGACGGCAACTGCTACAAGATATTTAATTTATCCACAGCTGGCGGTCCAGAGTTAGAGATATTGTTTGTATATAATTCATGCTACGATTGCCAGTAGAGTATAACTTAAGGTTTATATCAGCACAGCCTGCTACAGATTACTATGCATGGCAGGTAGAGGTATATATAAATAACTTTCTATCGATGGGTTACAGTGACATCGATGTGGTAGCAGGCTTCCAGGATATGATACCAGACTCATGGGGTAAGCTTGTTTCGAGATACGGAGATAGGGTTAACTTTCACTTCTACGAGGACACCTTAGGTAGTGTAAGATATATACCTTCGATACAGGCACACATTCTAAAGAAACACTTCGATGAGAATCCCAGCTCTGATGCATTCTTCTTTCACGACTCTGACTTTATATTCACAAAGAAACTAGACTTCAAACCATTCCTACAGGATCACAACTGGTACTTCTCAGACACCGTTAGCTACATAGGATACGAATACATAATGAGCAAGGGCGAGGAGGTTCTAGACGCCATGTGTGATATCGTAGGTATATCCAAGGATATAGTGAGGAAGAATCAAGAGAACAGCGGTGGTGCACAGAAGCTTATGAAGAACCTAACATCTCAGTACTGGGCTAAGGTTGAGAGTGACAGCATAAGACTGTATGAAAAGATGATTACCATGCAGCATGTACGTAAACCTGAAGACCCTTATGGGATACAGTCATGGACGGCAAGCATGTGGGCAGAGCTTTGGAACGGTTGGCTGGCAGGACACAATGTAATAGTGCCTAAGGAGTTTGACTTCTGCTGGGCTACATGCCCGTCATCCAGGTGGGATGAGGTTTACTTCTTTCACAATGCAGGCGTTCCAAACAACACGCAGGGAATGTTCTACAAGCCCGACTATGCATACACCCTACCATATAATGAAGATCTAGATATATTGCCTGAGAGATGCTCCTATCACTACTACAACGAGATGAAGGCGGTCGACAGCTGTTTGCTTTAATTTTGTTAAATTTGTATTATGGCAACTATAACGTATTCCACATGGACGAAAGGGTGGACATCCTTCTGGTCCTATATACCCGACTGGATGATCGGTCTGAACAGCAGCTTCTACACCTTCAACGACGGTAAGCTGTACAAGCACAACGACAACACAACCAGGAATAACTTCTATGGACTTCAATCTACCTCTACCGTGACGACTGTCTTTAATGACGAGCCGATGCAGATGAAGGTATTTAAGACGCTTACAGAGGATTCAAACAAGCCATGGACGGCAACCATAGATACCGAGCTAAACACTGCAGAGATGGATGTGTCTTACTTCGTGGAGAAGGAGGCTGAGTGGTTCTCATACATAAGAAGGGTGGACAATACGATAGACCTTAAGGCTGTATCTACACAGGGTATCGGTAACGCTACAAGTATAGACAGCTCAATAGCATCGGCAGTTGTTGTAACATTTGCTTTTAATATAAAAAACCCTATAAGTATAGGGGATAATGTTTACAAGATGGGAATAGTAGATCCATCTGCAAGTCCAGTTATATCTAATGGTATACTAACAATCATCGGTATAGTTACAGATATGACAGACACGACGCTAACTATAGATACAGCTCTAGGGAATATACCCTTAACAAGTGATTTCTTGGTTGGTGTTAAGAACAGCCAGGTCGAGTCATATGGTAGTAGGGGTTTCTTTATGTCTGTTAAACTTGAGAACACCGACACTACACAGGTGGAAATGTTTTCGATAGCTAGTTCAGTATTCAAAAGTTTTCCGTAAATTTGTTAAATGGAAGTTAGGTTCTTGACATCTGATGATTATGAGACGTTATCGTCATGGTGGAAGGACTGGAGATGGACACCCCCTCCCAAGGATATGCTGCCAGAGAATGGTCTGGGAGGCGTTATGATCCACAAGGACGGAAAAGAAATTTGTGCTGGTTTTGTATACTTCACAAACTCATCGGCCGCTTGGCTGGAGTTTATAGTGTCAAACTTTCACTACAGAGAGGACGATAGGCAGGACGCTATAAGGTTCCTGATCAACGTGCTAACTGAGCTTATTAAGGACAAGGGTTCTTATAAATATATTTACACCTCTCTAAAGAGCAAGAGCTTGATAGACAGGTACGGGGAGTGTGGCTTTAAGATGGGCAGCACGAACTGTAACGAAATGATAAAGGTATTATAATATGGCAGCAGTAACATCAACAATAGTGGCACTGGGAGGTGTAGGCTTAAGTGCCGTTCAGGCTATAAAGGCAAACAAGCAAGAGAAGGCGGCAAATAGAGAGGCCAAGAAGGCAGAGGCCGCTATGCGTAATGTTAAGGAAGAGAACATGTTCAAGCAGCAGCAGGTTCCAACCCTTGGCTATGACCTGGCACAGGAGTCTCAGGCACAGAGAGATATATCTACAATAGGAGCACTTCAAGGAGCTGGAGCGGCAGGCGTTATCGGTGGGATCGGAAAGGTCGCACAGGCGGGTGCAGCGGCAGACCTACAGCTTGCGGCACAGGCAGAGCAGGCTCAGTTCAAGAGAGATACACTTCAGTCTCAGGCAGCTCAAGGTATCGAGCAGAGACGTGCTGGTAGAGAGTTCGGAATAGAGGGCAACAGACTGGCAGGTGCACAGGCAGCAGCACAGCAGGCACAGGCTCAAAAAAATCAATCTTTTGAGGGTATGTTTAGCGGGTTGCTTGGTGCGGCAGGCGGCTCACAGCTTGCAGGTCAGGCTTTTAAACAAATTGGAGGTATGAAAAACTTAGGAGATGGTAAGTATTATGATGCCCTTCAAGGTATACAACAATCAGATATGCTTGCTCAGGCGGGAACTTTAAAACAAGGATAATTATGGCAGAGCAAAGTTACGTAGGATATAGACCGCAAATGGGACCAGACTGGGGTAAGTTAACCTCAGAGTTTGCTCAGGGACTTTTAGATATCAGCGGACGGAAGGCCGCACAGAATATTTATCTTGACAGGGTTACGCAAGAGAATATTGATCTTGTAAGAGAGAACGATGAATTTAGCGACCAGACGTTTAACGACTTTGTTATGGGTGGTGCTACACAAGGGGTGGATAACGCTTATAATATTAATAAGTTGGTTAAGGCTGGAAAGATAAATCACAATGAGTTTAGGATGTTTAATAATAGAGCCAACTCATCTTTCAAGGCAGTTTCCGACATGGCAAAAAGTATAGACACCAATATACAGGCGATGAAGGACAGGCAGTTGACGGATGAGAACGGAATACCTCAAGGGTCTGTGATCGAGGAAAAGATGATGGAGTACCAGGTGGGATTGTTGGACCTAAAGAATAGAACCCTGTATCAAGATCCAAAGACTGGTCAGTACTATAACGGTCAGTTGAACGCTGAGACAGGAGTCGTGGAAGATCTACAGAACCCTGAGGCTTCATTAAAGCCTATCAATCAGAGAGACAATTACTTTGATGCCTTTGGTTTTATAAAGAAGAGAAGTGACGCCTTAGCGACCGTTAAGGTTTCAGAGGTGAGGGATGTGGTGACAGGTCAGGACGCCAGTGGAAACGACATAGTGGTACAGCAGTATATAACCGAATCTGGTGAGTCGTTAAATGACAATCTAGATCCAGCTATAGCTAACACTCAGGAGTACATATCAAAAGATCCAAGACTAGCATTCCAGACGCTCGATCAGATTGACGGACGGTATGAATTGTTTATCGATGAGAATGACTATCGTGAGCAGATGGATGAGAAGATTGGTATAGAGAACAAGGTCAGGTATCAAAAGGGAATGGAGCCTATGTCCGAGGAAGATATGTTTTACTTTGAGCAGGATCAGGGTAGATTTATGGTTCCTTTTGAACCAAATGCTGCACGAGTGAGACAGCCTGTATTAAACAGGGAGCAGACAGATGTCCTTCTAAAAGGCATCGAGGACATGTACAAACAAAACCTCAGCTACAGTAGAGTGGACCCTAAGCCTTCAACTACGAAGGCACCAGGATCAGATAAAAAAACCAAGGAGGTTAACTATGATTTGTATGAGACGCTTTACAACGCTATAAAAGGTGAAGATTCAGACACACTTAATCTTAGAAAGACAAACGAAGCCAAGGATTTAAGGTTTGAGGTTTTATCAGATGAATCTATAAATGTATACGACATGTCTGAAAATCGAGCTGGATCTCCGAAAGACGAATTGCTTTATGAAAAAAAATCATTGACCGATTTACTACAGTATTTCTACGGTAAGTCTGGCACTACTGGTGGTGTTAAACCAGAAGCAACATACAATGCAGAGAGAGATGCATTCTACAAGGCAACAAATAATCCAGTTATAGCGATGGAGCAGACCGACGAGGTGATTGAGGAGCAACCAAGTAGAAGTATATTTGATAGAATATTAGGAAGAAATAACCAAGCGTAACATGGCGGAAGATAATCCATTAGAAGGTCAAGATCCAAATGAAGTACAGGGCGTTGACCCAAGTCAATCGGCATTTCAGCCTATGCTTGACGAGAACATACCTGAGGATCTCAATAGGACAACCACTACCACTACGATGTATATATCGGGTGCCCCTACCACCCCTCAGGAGACAGTGCCTATCATAGGAGAAAATATTGAGGAGGTGTCTGATCCATTTATGCCATCTATGATTTCTGACGATAGCGTACTTAGGGCTAGGGTTGAGGAGCTTCTTTCTCAATATAAAAACATATCAAGCAGTGATGAGCCAAAGCTTAAAAAGATTAAAGAAACACTTTTATCAGAAGACCCCGATGGTGAATGGAGGGATGAAAGGTTTGACGATAAGATAAATCTAACAAAAAGATTTCCAGACCTGTTTCCTAAATACGCAGCATATACAAAGGGAATTGAGGATATGGTATTGGTTGATGGAATACCTCCTGATCAACTAATTGATGATGGCATTATTGGTCCATACAGTACTGGAACATTAGCACACCTTTGGGATGCATCGGGGTATGGTAAGGAAAATGTTAATGAATATGGAAAAAAAATAGCGTATGCGGAGCAGGTTCTGGAGGCTATACAAAATGAGGACCTAAATAAATTAAAGGTATTAGGAGACGTTAATCAATTAAAGATTGATTACCCAAATCAAAAAGCCGTCATAGAACTTATGGTGGTTAAAGATGCTTTAAATAAAGATCTTTCTTTAGAGGAGCTTGAGAAGCTCAAAAAAAATAATTCTACCCAGACTGATTCAATAGATTATAGAATTAAAGACGATAAAATTAAGGATAAATCTAAATCCATAACTTCATATATGACCGATGATGAGGCTCTTGAGTGGGCTCTTGGAGGTTATAAAAGTCTTTCAAAAGAACAAGTAAAATTAATATATGAAAGAGAAAAGGATGATTTATTAGCTAATGGAATAACAATACAAGATCTAGTTCGAGGAGATGTATTGTTAAAAGATTTTATTGCAGAAGAAGATAAAGCAATAGAATTAATAGCCCCATTTGCAGATTTTTTAGGGGTAGATGCTAGGGCTTATTCAGAAGCAATAAATTTAAATGAGGATGAACTTGAAACCTTTAAGTCTTCGCAAAAACAAGACACTGATATTCTTGAATTTATAAATAAGAAGCTGGTATTAAGTGGCAATGATAGTATAGCTATAGAAGATCTTCAAGATATATATATGTATGGAGATTACAATAAATCTCAAGGTGAAAAATTTAAAGAGGTAGATAATGCTGTATGGGATATTACATCTCAGATGATAAATCCTAAAGGTTTATTTGATTTACCAGAATTATTCTACACAAAACATGGGACTACTAAAAGTGAATTTATAAACAAAAGAGAAATAATACTTGAATTTTCAGATGCACCTATGCAAATAGTTAGCAACATGTATAGTCCTGATAAGATTGAGGAGATGTACGAGGTAGCTCTAGAAAGAATGACTAAAAATGTAGGTGATACTGAATTAGATTTATATTATTATATCACAGGAGGTTCAAAACCTACAGACTACTATGATGAAGATATAAAGTCTGGATCTAAAAGTAATAACCAAGAAATCCTAAATAGAATACATGTCAACGATGAAACTAAAACTGTTAATGATTTAAATCAATTATTTCAAGGCACACCATTTAGGTTTAGAAAGGCAGCTAGAGGTTATGATGCTGTAGAAATATACACGATCGTTAAGGATGAGTTCGGGGAGGATTTTGAGATGAATAGTAGTGGTGCTATATTTATAGATGATTTTAAAAATTATGACAAGTTTGTTTCTTTTATGGCGAAAGCAAACCCTACTGCAGCAGATAAAAGATTTATAGGAGAAAGAAGGCTTCCTAATGAAGATTATGGAAATCCCAATATATTTAAAATTACAGATAAACCTTTACAATATGATGATAAAGGGAAGCTGTTTTCGTATCTGTACATGATGCAGAACATCGATAGATTTTCAATGGGTGGGGGAGAGGCTTCTATAAATATAGATGCTGCCGCTAAATTGACGGATAATTTATTAGAGAACTCATGGATAGGTGAGGGCTTGCTTGAAAGATTTAACTCTATAATGAATTATTCGATAGGTGTTGACTATAAAAGAAAGGCACTTCAAGAGTCAGGTCTGATAGATGTTGCTATAGGTGCTGTAACATCAGGAGCACTTCAGGCTGTTAAATATACAGCAAACTTCCAGTCGCAGTTAATGGTTTCACTTGCTTCTGATGATATGCTTGGTATTTCTTTTGATAAATATAAAACTAATGCAGACGGCACATCGAACAGTCTTCCAGTAGCAAAAGATAAGTATCTTAAAGATTTAAAAAGAGAAGAGAATAGAAATTTTGAAAATATAAGAAAAAATGCTTCAGGAGTTAATCTTGAATGGTTAAATGAAAATGCGGGGATTGCACCGAAGGCATTGAACTTTTTACTTGAAAGTGCAGCCGTAGGAATAATAGGAGGCCCAGCGTCCAGGGCAGCATTCTTTATGTACGCATCAAACGGTATAGAGGACCAGATGCTAAGTAGAGAGTTTGATGGACTAACAGAGTGGGAAAAAAAACCAGTATCCGTTTTATATGGTTTTGTCATAGGTGAGTTAGAAAAGGTAGGGTTCGACACAGCTAAAGGTGCGTTCTCAAACAATAGCTTTGGTGAAATAGCAAGATGGTTGATAAATGAATCAATTAAAGACCTGCCAGAAAATGCATCTAGAGAGGTCATACAGACAGCTATAAGGAACAATGTAAAGGCCAAGATAATAGATGCAAGTATTAGGTTTACTGGTGGGGGTTTTAGTGAAGGTGCAGTTGAGAGTATACAGTCATTTGCAGAAGTAGGAATACAAAAGCTCACAAACAAAATAACTAATTTTCAATACTTTCAAACTCCTAAGCTTACAACAGTAGAAGGCATGAAGGAAATGCTTATTGAGGTTGGTGAAAGTTTTGGATACGGAGCCATAGGTGGGCATGTATATTCAGCTTCTGGTATAGCATTTAACGGAATAAAGACGGGAATTGTAAATGTAGAAAATAATAAAAAATTTAAAAATTATTACGACGTTATATCTGATGAGCAGCTGTTAAGTAAGGCAAAGTCTGCGGTTTTTTACAGAATGCAAAAGGGAGAGATAGATAAGGATATGGCAGATGCAGAGATAGACGCATTAGATCAGGCGTACTCTATATCTACAGAGATACCTACTGATTTTACAACCAACCAAAAGAAGCAGGCTTATGAGCTTCTGATAGAAAAGAAAAAAATAGAGGCAGGTATAGAAGGAAAACAGAAAAACCTAATCAAGGAACAGACAGAAAGATTAGAAGACATAGATAGACAGTTAGAATTAATAAGTAAAGGAGGATACAAACAAGATGCCATTCAAGAGTCAGAAACAAAGGAGGAAGTGCTACCAGATGAACAGTCCGAAGTGGGACTGCAAGATGTGGGACAAGGAGACACCCAAGAACAAGAAGCTACCAAAGAAGAAGCAGTAGCCAGTATACAGGAAGAGAACAAGGTAAGGGAGAAGAATAATGCAACCCCAATACCAGAAACCGATCAAGAGATATCTAAGAGACAGGAAGAGTTAACTCAAGAAAAAAAGACCTTGAGAAAACAGGGTCAAGAATCTATACAGGAGGCTCAGAGAAAAGAAAAGATAAATAAAAGAAAAGAAGAAGAGGCCAAGCAAGATCCGTATAAAATAACGACCACTGAAATTGAGAAAAAACAAAAAGAAATAAATCCAGAGAACTCATCAAACTATGCCAACCTCACAGAGGATAATGACGGTAATGTAGTGTTTTATCATGTGGGAGACAAGGGTTATGAGACAGTGAAGCCAGCGTCTGGTAAAACGAAAGCAACATCGAGAGAGGAAGCTGGGGCGTTATCTAAGGTGGGGGGAATGACCATGATGTACACACAGGAGTCAGACGGTGAGAGTATGGTGACTGGAGAGGCTACATATGAAATAAAGGCCCCCAAGTCAAAGGTATACGACTTCAATACCGACAAGGACAACTTTATCGAGGAGGCTAAAAAAAGACATGAGAAGGAGAACCCAGGCAAGGCGTTTGATCCAAACACTCAGGTTGCATATGTCACACAGATAGCCGCAGAGAATGGCTATGAGGTAGTTGTATCTGAGTGGGATGGAAGGACAAGGGCTCAGAGTGTTAAAGAGATGCAGATATCTGACGTCAAGACAAGGGACGGAAACAAGATAACTAAGGATTTTAAAGAGAACTATCAGAGTAATAAAGAAAAAGGATTTGAGTCTGTTATACCTGCAAATAAGGAGGATCAACTTGACGAGGTATATCAAAAGATAAAGACCGAAAAAGGTAAGTCAAAGGAATATGATGAGACATACTTTCTCTTTGATGCTATGTCAAGAAGAAAGAATT